CCACGCCTCGTAGGACCGCCCAAAATCATAATTACCATCAGTGAACGGCGCGCGAACTGCATCAGCGAGCGCTCCGGTCAATCCAGAAACCTCGTCAAGACCGCCGAACGTGCCACCACGGAGATAGGATGATGTTAGGTCCGACTTCGGAGCCGGTAGCCCATAGGTGCCGGTGCCCTTCACGCCACCCGACCCACTACGCACCGACTTTTGAGCAGCCGCGCGAGACTGGATAGTCCCACCGTACCCCGGAAGATAATCAGCCACCTTATCCATAAAGCCAGTTGGCGTTTTGGGATTGGCAGAAACCTGCGACTTCACGCGCGCCAATGCCTGTTCGGCGGTCGAGCCATCCGGCCCAATGACGTTGTACGTCTTGCCATCAGGGCCGGTAACGCGGAAAGTCGGCATTACTTCACTTCCTCCACGGACCAACCGTCATTGGCTTTAGGCTTGCCCGCAGCGGGCTTGCGAAGCCACGGCGGGGTAATTTGACGAACAATCTCAGGATTACGGAATATCTGCGAACGCCATTCCTCGTAAGACTGTCCCTGCTTATTGGGGGAATTTGTTCCGCCGTTCCGAGAAAGCCACATTTGTTTCAGATAATTATCCAAATGCGTGCGTGCGGTATTGGAAAATTCCAGCCCAATAAGCTCTTGGTTGTTCTGAAACCTAAATCTAGGATTAGGCCCGGACCTAATAAGATTCTGCATATCGTTGTTGCTGACAGGTGCCAAAAGCCGCGCCTTGCTAATGGCGGCACGATTTGCGTAGGCATTGAACAAATCGAAGTCTTGCGCCGTCTGGTTTTCTGAACCAACTGCCAAGCGCGCCTTATCATAAACCGTCTGAGGAATCCCCCCCGGATACCGCTGCGCTACTCGATACATACCAGCGAGAGCCGGGAACATATTACGGCTGTCCTGCAGTGCGCTACGCGCCTTAACCAGTTCCGTATTCTCCGCGCCTGACATGCCGTTTTTGCCACCGCCAGCGGGGGCGACAAGGCCGGTCCACCAATCGTCTTCTGCCATATTACCTCCGCTGCGTCACAGTGCCGTTTGGCAGACTAACCCATGTCCCCGGTGGAACGGCGAGCAAAGCCTCTTTGCTATTAACCGGAATGGGATTTGACTTCGTGCGACCGTGAATACCCATACCGCCGCCACTGCCGCCGCCAGCGGACGGAGCCTTGCCCGGAACGGTCTGCTTGAGGTCCGTCCTAAGCGCCATCGAGGTAGGCCCGCCGCCCCTGAGAACATAGTCCTGAGCGGCCTTGAGCCATTGCGGCGTACCGCGCTCGCCAAACAGATTGGCGTAAGGCTCATAATCCGGAATATCCGCTTCCGGCTGGCGAAGAACATTCACCGTTCCAGACGGGGTTGCGGTAGCAATGCCACCATGACCGAGATTGACAATCTGCGGAGTGATTGAGTCGTTTTCCATTCGCGCCTTGAGCTCGGCCATGCGCTGCTCGCGCTCGGCCTGCATCCGCTGCAACCATTGCTTTTCTTCGGCCTGACGCTGCATTGCCATAGCGTAGCCGGGTTGCGCGCCGCCCCACTGCGCCACGCCATCGAGAGCCCCGCCGAGCGCACCCATCAGCATCTTGCCACCCATACCGCCCTTGCCGAAGAAGCCGGGGTGCATGGCCTTGCCGATACGCGGGTCGGTCGGAAGCTGCGCCATAGGACCAGCCAGCAAAGGATTCGGTTGCGTAGCCATCTGCATTGCGGACTGAGGCTGACCGAACTGCGGCTGCGGAGCCTGCCCCGTTGCAATATTCATCATCCAGCCGTTTGCGTCGGGCTGGGGGAGGTTGGAACCGAACATGCCCATATCTATTCCTTACGCCATCGCCGCCTTGCCAATCGCAGAGCCGATGCCCGATGCGATGCCACCACCCATAACCGAGCCAATACCCGGACCCTTCTGCACGCCGCCGTTAAACAGCGTCCCCAGCGCGCCAGTGTACGCCTCAAGCCCCGTATACGGTAGCGCCGCGCCAAGCTGGGCCGTCTGCAATAGCGGGTTGATGGCGAGGTAATCAGCCGCAGCCATCGAGGGAGCCGCCGACATCGCGGCCTGCTGGTTTGCGCGCTCTTGGCTATAATCGCCGTATCGAAGCTGGTTTTCAGCATCGGCAAGATTGCGGGTAAGGTTGCTCTGCCAATCCGAGCCGCCCCATGCCCCGAGCGAGCCAGCCGCCGCGCCAACCTTGTTAGTGACGCTACGGTCGGTCGCGTCAATCATCGCGTTCAGGTAGGGATTGCCAGCACCCAGATACTTGCCGCCGAGAACGTCCTGAGCGTATCCAGACGCCGCGTTCATGGTCGGGTTTCCGGCGTTGTACTTGTTCACCAGCCCCGGCAGCAGGCTTTGCACGGTATTCGTGATTTGCCCGAGGCCCGCCTGATTGGCGTTGAAAATGTCCGTAGCCGTGCCCGCCGCCGCCTTCGCATAAGGCTGCGCCCACTTTTGCGCGCTTCCGCTGGTGGCTTTACCGCCGCTAGAAATACCCATCGTCAAATTTCCTTGCGTAATATAATCTGGTGTTGTTCGTAGTCGTGCGGCTTGAGCGCCCGCACCCAGCCGGGACGGGATTGAACGCTGACAAGCGAGCAGTTCATGGACTTGGCGCATTCTTCCGCCTTGGGCCGCAGTTCCTCGATAATCGCCGTGAGGTCGCCAGCAGCGGCAACAAAGTGCAGTTCCTTAAGCCCGGTCGGGTATTGCTTTATCTCGTACAGCAGCGCGGCTTGGTCATTCGATATGCAGCGGTAGAATCCCGCCCACACCATGCCGTCCAGCCAATCGTCGGTGTACAGCGCGGGGTCCAGTATTCCCAGAAACTCGTCGCGGAAGGCGAGATAGCCGGTATATTCAATCACGCCGCAGCCATCGTTACCCAATTTGTGCCATCCGATACGAGTTGCGCCCACTTGCCCGCCGTCGCAGCGAGAATAGCCGTACCAGCCGCCCCGCCAGCCAGCGGAACGACATTCGACGAAGCCGAAGTGACCGTCTGCGCCTGCACCGTCTTGACCGTCAGAATGCGCTTTGCGTTCGTGGTCGGATCGGGCAACGTCAGGACCATCCCGGATCCCGCCTTGTTGTTGATGATGAACCTGTCCGTTGCGAGAACGGTATAGTTCGCGGTTGCCGTCACGATGTCAGCGACCGAAGCCGCAGTCTGCAATGCCGCGATATTCGCGGTCGCGGTCGTCAGTGTGCTTTCCGAAGCCGTCTGACGCTTGATAAGTTCGTTCGTGGCGTTGGCGCTCTTGCGGGTCCAATCAGGGCTATGCGACGAGACAACGGGGACGTTGAGCGTCATCGCCTGCCCCCGACATCATATTCAGCCACAAACCCTTGGCAGAAGTCCCAATCGGTCCCCTCGGCAATCGAGAGCGTCCATTTCGATGCCGTGGCAGCAATCCGCACAGGCATGTCGCCCGACGCCTGCAACTGGTTGAACGTTTCTACATTCTCCGCATCGCCGAGCCTTTGGCGGCTATCGACAGACAGTGAAAGACCGTCAATCGCGTCGGTAATCGGGCGGATGAACCTAACCCGCGCTACCCTGCCATCAGCGAGTTGCAGCCGTGGCGTCGTAAACTCAGCCGCTACCGCAGGACCAGACAGAACGCCGAACGCACCCGACGAAGACACCACAGTAAGCCTCGGAGAGCCGCCAGCGAAGCGCGCATCATCAAGGCTATACGGAATGGAATCGATACTGCCATACAGGGCCGAAAGCGTTTCCAGAGACACGGCCTGCGAGAAGCTGTTGAATATAGCGGAAACAGAAAGTTCAACCGTGGACCAGCGATCCAGCGTCCAGTTGTAGACATACAATATCCCCGGCATCGCCCAGATTGCCAAGGTGCGCTCAGGGTCAACCGCGGCCCACATGTTCGCAAGGTCAGATGCCGAATAGCGGTCGCGGAACGTCGCATCTATCCGCTCGACACCGATCTGCTTTACGTCCGTCCCGTCGCAGACACAAAAGCCACGGTCGGAGTAGAAGAACACCATACGGCCAGCCTGGACGACGCTACCCTCAGCCGCGCAACCATAGTTGGTCGAGATGGCATCAAACTGCCACGGATAGGTGCTGTCCCCGGTGAACGACATCCGCACAATCTGGAACCGTTGCAGGATCAGGCCGTATTCGCCCCCGGCCAGCCCCATGATCTTGCCGCCTGCGTAGATCTGCTGGAACCCGCATAGCGAGGTGCCGACAGTCCAGCCCTCGGCATTTCCCTGCTGCGACCAATAGACCTTGTTGTTTACGCCCCCTGCGCGCCCCAGAACGACAAACTCGCGGACGGTCGTGCAGAAGTCCGCGCTGGGCGGGCTACCCCCGAGCGTCGTGGCCGTGTCCGCTACGATGTCATACTTGACCGGCGTTGAGCCATAGGCCCCGACAATCAAGTCACCGAACTGGGTAAAGTCCCAGCGGGTATTGACCGACAGGCCTGAGATACGCGAAGCCCATACGCTCGACGAATAGGCGTAGAGCGAGGTTTCATCCCCGGCAATCAGCCTGATCGTGCCATCGGTGGCGATGAACGCCCCGCCGCCCTTGAACGTGCCCGTCAGCGCGCTTGCGAACTGCGAGAACGAGCCGACCGGACGATAGCCATTGGCAGACGGGTAAGCGCCGCTTATCGCCTGCATAGCGTCGGTAAGATGGTCCGCATTGTCCGGAGCCAGTGGCCCGAACGCGATTTGCTTATGCATCAGATAACGACGCTCGAACGCATTCGCAGCCCCGGCCCGATCCGGCGCTTGTTGCCAATGTCATTCAATTGCCCGTAGACCGCATCCACATACTGCCGCAGCATCGGGATACGCTCGTCATTCCACCCGAAAAACTCGGCATGGATGAGCGAGGCATACAGATACAAATCTGCGTGCTTCTCACTGAGCCAATTCGATTGATTGTCCGAAGACAGCGGCGTCAGGACGCGGTTGTAATCAACGATAATCGAGTAGGTGGAATCCGGCTCAGGGCCGAACACCAGTTCGCCGGCAATGATGGAATAGACCTGCGGCTGGCCGGTCGTCTGGACGGCCCATTGCTCACGGAGAACCTGTGGCGTCACATAGTCCAGCTTCGCGCGCGGGTCTGTGTCGAGATAAACCGACCGCACGGATTTGAAGTCGTCGGGAAGCGATACCGTTGAAGCTGTGGTGGTGGTCAGCCGGTCTTCACATTCCGGATTGAAAAGGACACGGTTAAATTCCGCTTCCGCAAGCCAGATGAAGCGCGGCGCGTGGCTTTCAAGTGTCGTGTCCTTCAAGGTGTACTGAATCGCACTCACGAGTCCGTCATATGTCGAGATGGCGTCAGGACTGCCGGGGATCTTGAGCGCGATAGTCATTATTCAACGCCTTCCATTTCGCGCGCGCGCTTTTCGAACTTATCGAACAGTTCTTTCTGGCGTTGCGCCCACTGTTCCTGATGCTTTACCGCAGTAGAGTTCCACATTATTGCTTCGTGGATGTGGCCGACTTCCCAACTCAAAGCATGGTCGCAGTAAGCCTTGATTCCGGCCTTCTTGAGCTTGTTGAAGAAGTAGACATCCTCGCCGATCTCGGACGTACCGTTTTCGTGCGTGTCGAACTTGAACAGCGGAAGAAAGTTCTTCTCCCCGTTCGCTTCCGCGTGGGCCTGCACAACGTCGATGCAGCGCATATCCATGAGGCAAAGGCCGAGGCCGAGGTGATCTACTTCCTCGACTTCCCCATTCGCAGCCTTCTCCACAGTCGTGTAAACCAGATTCTTCTGGTCTTCATTCTCATCGCTCGTCACAATCTTTGCAGCCGTTGGAGCAGTCGGAATGATGCGCCGCGCATAGTTGCAGCCGACGATTGGCAGGTTGTGCGCCCACAGACGGGCCAGCGCATCCTTCGGGAAGGTATGGTCCGCGTCCATGAACAGAAGATAGTCAGCGCCCCAGAAGGTAGCATCGGCGATAATCTTGTGGCGCGATTGAAGAAGGTTCGACGTGGAAACCCAGAACACTTCAACGATACGATCCAGCGAATTGCCGTCTGCATCCGTGTAATTCGCCGTATGGAAGTGGTTGAGCATCTGGATAAGCGATGCCGTAAACTTCAACTTGGGATCGCCGTAACACGGAATCCCGATTGCAACCTTCAAGGTCTTAGCCACAAAATTCTCCCAGCCTGTTGATTAAAGTCGGCCCTGCCACGTCCGGTAAATTGCGTTGGCGGGATCGTTGGCCCACCGCTTCCATGCCTTCGGATCGTGGAACCAGCCCTCGTTGAAAGCCTGATTCAGCACCGCTTCCGGGACATAGGCAGCGTGGCGGAAGTCCTTGCCCGGAGGCTCGTCGGCCATGATCTTGGCCGCCTGCATGATAGGCGTAACGTCCTGACGGGTTTCGACGTAGGTCTTGCCGTCTTCTTCGTGATAGATGAGCGCGCGGCTGCTATCCGCGACGACATCAAGCAGCGCTGACTTGCTCATCCGGTGATGGCCGCCAGCTTGTAGGTGCTGATGCCCATGCCGGTTTTCAGCTTGAACTCACGCACGGTCGCAGCGGGAACGTAGAAGCCCGTCGCCGCAGCCGCAGTCGGATTGGAGCCGATCTTGACGTAATGGCCCGTATCGACACAGTAGACCTGCACAATTTCGGCCTGATCGGGGATGGCAGCAGACTGCGCGGACGTGCCAGAGGTGGTCACAGATTCCGAACCGATGATGTCATAAGCCACGCCCTTGGAAGCGCCGCCAAGGTAGGAAAGAATTAGAGTAGCCATGAAGCCGCCCCCAAAAGAAACGGGGCCAGCCCGAAAGCCAGCCCCGCAAGGTTAGTCGGAGGGAAGGACCGACTTAGTTCAAATCTAATTGAGGTCCGCCACGAGCGCATGTGCATCCGGGGCTCTCATCTCGAGCGTATATTCTGATATGAGGTCGCGGGTGACAGCATCGCCGACGCGGCCAAGTTCCTGCGGCTCGAAAGCGCGGAGGAACGCAACAGCCACCTTGGAGGTGTCCACAACCCAAGCGTCACGCGAACGCTGCGTGCGGTTCGGAACAACCTTGAGGTCGCCGAAGTCCGACGCATAGATCGACGCCGCACCAAGGATCGTGTTGTTGTTCACGATCTGCTGCGAGGTCGAGCGGCCAGTGAAGCTCGAAATAAGCTGCTTCGAGTAGGGGCCGACCAGCACCAGCGACGGCTCGCCGCCATCGGTGAAGGCGTCAAGAACCGCATCCTTGATGAGAGCTTCAGTGATGTCGCGCATACCGTTGGTCGCGTTGCCATCGGTCGCCGCGTAGGTCGCGCCGGTCGAGTCAGCACCGCCAGTGCCGCGCGAGCCGTTGCCGCTGATCCACGAGTTGAACGAGCGCAGCTTGCGCGCGGTCGTGGTGTCGCCAGCAACCTGACCCTGATTGCCGAGGAGGATCGCTTCCATGTCCTTACGGAGGGCAAGCGACTTCTTCGACATCTGGTAGGCCAGCATGTCGTCGATACCAGCAGGGTTGGTCGCACGCTGCGTGCCGGTGACAGTCGCGTCACGCGAACTGATCTGGCAGTAGTTCTGCTTGCGAGCAGGGCTGGTCGAGGTGTTACGGGTCAGCGCGTCACCTTCAAGGCGGGCGTTGGTCGTGCTGGTCGTGTCAATCGTGTCCAGCGACCACTCATGAAGAACCGCAGTCGCCTTCGCGCGCGGGACAGCCGACATGAACGGCGTGTCAACGGGCGAGATGCGATACACAGCGTCCGCGAGGTCTTCGCGGTTGGTCGTCACGTCATACGTGGCGAGGGCAGAAGTAACCTTCGTCATTTAATCACCTATCGGAAAAGATGTTTGAACACGGCAGCGCCAGCCTCGACGCTGCCCTCTCGTGCCAACCGTTCCGTTGCCTTGACGAACCTCGACCGCTCCACGGATTGACGAGATGCAATGCCGCCGGGCTTCACAGGTGGGGCTGCGGGCTTCGGTGCGGGCTTCTTGGCCTGCACGCGCTTCGCTGCCTCCTGCTGCCGGTCGTACTGCATCGCCTTCCACGCAAGGAGCAGTTCAGCCGAATTGGTAGGGCTGGAAGTAATCACATCTTCCGGGATGCCCACCGACACGGCGTAGGACAGAATCTCGTGAAGAATGGCATTCGACTTCTGCGGGTCCGTAATATCCGGAACAGCAGCAAGCAGGGCAGGGCGGGCAGTAGCCTCGATGGCGTTGTAACGCTCCATCATGGCTTGTTCGGCCTCACGGTCGCGCTGCGCTTCAATCTCTTGAAGCTGCGTCCGATACTCCGAAACTGCCTTCTGCGACTCTCGCCAGTTCTTCACACTGACCTGATATTCGTACTGGTGGAAATTCCCCTCCTGATCCATGAACGCATCCGGGTCAGGCTCGGGAAATTCGTACAGTCCGATAACAGCCTTAAGTTCGTTGGCGTAACGGTCACGATTGGTAGCCGCCTCTTGCACAAGCGCCTCATTGGCCTTGCGGATATTGGCGGCCTCTTGGAACTTGGCGTTTACCGCAGCGTCCCTCTGTCCCTCGCGCTCGGCAAGATATGCCTGCGTTTCGGGTGGCAGAGCGTCCCACTGTTCGGCTTGGTCCGCGCTCCATGACGAGGGCATGGGGACCGCTTCCGGCTGGGCCTCTTCGGCTGCCTCCACGTCCTCTGCTTGTTCGTCATCATCTACAGCCTCAGCCGGTTCCCCGGCGTCAGCTTCGATCTCTTCTTCTTCTTGCTCGTCTCCCCGAGCAAATCGCCCCTTCTCATCACGCTGGCGCGGAGTTTCGGGGTTCAGGAAACTTTTGAATGCATCCGACGCATTGTCGATTTGCGCGTCAACCGTTTCCGCTGCCGGGGTCGGCTGGGCGGTGTCAGACATTACCATTCCTTCGGTGGTGGTGGATTATTCGGCCAATAGGGATTCAAGTTCTTGCGGGAACGCGGGCGAATTGCGCCATTCCCTCCAAGCATCTATGTCGCCATTAAGACGGGAGAACGCTGCGTCCTTCACCATCTTGTCTGCGGCTTTGCGCTTCATGTATTCGAAGTTTTGCAACCAATCCTTGCGCGGGTAAGTTTTACGCTCGCATTCGCTTAGGCTGGCGACAATTTCTCCGTTGTATTCCACGTCGAATGAAAATTCAGACTCCACCCAAGTCCACTTGCTCATTTCGCCCTCCGCAGAGCGGTCACAGGCTCGCCCGCCACAATCATGCTCATCTGCTGGCGAAGCATGTTCAGAATATGAACAGAACGCCACAAATTGTCTCGTTCCCGCTCATCATGCGTGACCTTCCACGACTCGATGAAACGGGCCTCGATGTCGTCCAGACATTCCTTGATGACGCCATCCTCAAGCGCGGCGCGGAATATCGCGGCACGGCCTGCGCGCTGGTTGGCGTTCATTTGTCGAGCGCCCCGCCGGGACGGTTGCTGCTGATCTTGGCGTCGGCCTGCTTCATCGCAATTTCGTGCTGGCGATCCGCCTGCTCGCGCGCCAACTCAGCCTCAAGCGCCATCTTGCGTTCGGCCATCGCGGCTTCGAACTCAAACTTCTGCTGCGCCAATGCGGCTTCCTGCTCAGCCTTGGCGCGCTCAAGTTCGAGCTTCGCGGCAGCCTCCTGCTCGGCAAGCTGAATCTTCAACTGGCCTTCGCGCTCGCGCATCTGCATGTCAGCGGCCTGCGCCTGCTGCTTCATTTGCATTTCGGCCTGCTTGGCCTGCATCTCGGCCTGCACCTTGACCATCTCCGGGTCAGGCTGCGGCTGCTGCGGAGGCTGCTGCGCCGGGTCTTTCAGGTAGTTGTCCACGTCCTTGACGCCAGCCGCAGACAGCTTGCGCTTGATGGCGTGATAGGCTTCCTCAGGGCCGACAAGAGCGCCGAACGGCGACTGTACAACCTCGGCAAGCGTCTGAATGACACTATCAGCCTGGGCAATCTGCTCCATCTTCGAGCCGACGCCCAAGCCAACCGAAATGCTCATATCCATCTCGGCATTCCACGAGCGCGGATCGATCGTCACCCACTGGTTGCGAAGGCGGATCATGCGCTCGCGCGGCTGGTGGTTGACCAGAAGCCGCAGCATAAGCCGGAACAGACGCTTTACGCCCGTCTCGGCAAAGATACGCGCAATCATCTCAGCGCGGCTGTTCTTGCCCGCGATAAGATCGGCTGCCTCAGTGGCAGACATCTGCCCGCCTTTACGCAGCGCGTTGGTATCGAGCCCCTGACCATTGCGGCCAATGCCGGTGCGCGCTTCCTGCTGATGCTCGGCATATTCCAGCATCGGGAACGACTTGTCCGCAACGAACGGAATCGCCATCGGCACGATATGCCCAACCTGATTGGACACAACCACACCACCCGGCGCCGGGTCTGCCAGCGCGTCAATCGTCGCACCATCAGACGTCAGTGCAGCAGCGCCAACCTCGATCTTGGGATTGTTCGCCAGATAGAGGTTGTCGAGCATCTGCCGCCACAGCACCGACGAAATGCGCTGCAAGTCGCGGGTCTGGTCAGCGAGCGAAAGCCCGTAGACCTTGTGCGGCATCGGGACGGGACACAGGAGCGCGAACGGGTTGTCGTCCACCTCCATATTGATGAGAATTTCCGTATCGACGCGGACAATGCGGCGGCGCTCGGCAATGCCATCCCCGTCGAAGTCCACCAGAACATATTCGTCAATGACCGGGATGATGTCCCGCGAGCGGTCGTTGCCGATCCCGTTAGCAACCTTGCCCGATGCGAAATTCTCGTCCTGCGTGCGCGACAGGAAGCGCGGATCGAACGTCTCGTCGATGGTCGCAGCCGAAAGCCCGTCCACCACCTCCGGGTCAAGCCCCATGTCAATCAGGTCTGACCTGGTAATGTTCGTGGGCTTGTGCGCTACATATTCCGCCGATTCGATGTCGCGCGCATAGGGCGCAATCCGAAACTCTTCGGACGGAACAGTGACAATCTTGATGCGGCCATCAGCCTCGTGGCGCTTTACGTCGAGCGCGTAGAAGGCATCATCCTGATAAGGGCCGCCGATAATCTCATATTCTTCGCCAGCACCGGCAATCAGTTCCTCGACCTGCTGCGCGTCCAGCCCCTCCATACGGGTGATGGTTTCGCGCTCACTGTCTTCCCACCAGACCTTGACGATGCCCAGCTTCTCAAGAAGCGCCGCCTTGAACCAGTTGTGCAGCAGGATAAAGCCGGGATTGTCTACGTTCAGGACGTAGTTGACATATTCCGTTGCCTGCTTGGCCGGCTCCTCGTCCTCGGGATTGCGCGGCTCAAAAGCAACAGCATCCTCAATCGATACGAACGGCTTGAGAATGGCAGAAACGGCATTGTCGATGACGATGGCAACAGTGCGGTCAACCACCTGCGAGCGCCCAGCCTGCTCGTCACCGAACGGGCGCCCATAGTAGTAATCAATCGACAGCGCCTGCTCGTCGGCAATCTCAGCGGTATAGTACCCAACCGCCTGCGCTTCATGTGCAGCCAGCAGCGCCGCCAGTTCGTTGTCAGACATGGCTCCGCTGTCCGCAGAAACCTCCTGCGGTTCGGATTCCATGTCTGCCATGCTTATTCCTTGTAGGCCCTCAGGACGAACATGAGGTGTTCGCCGTCATCTTCCGCGTGCACGCAGCGAAGGTCGCCGCTCCAAAGCCAGCGGAAGTCGGTCATTGCCGTTGTGCCGATCTGCAATTCGTATTGCTCCTGCGACAGGAACGACAGCGAACCAGCGTTGATGATGCGTTTATGGCTGGGATCTCCCCATGCCCACATGCTCTTGTAACTTGGGCAGGTGGCGAACAAATGCCCGCCATCCTTCAATGCCCGCCATATCTCGTAGAAATGCGCGAAGAACGATCTGTAATCGCCCTGCGTGCCCAGATGCTCCAACACCTCATAGGCGTGAACTTCATCGAATGCGTTGTCATCCACCGGCCAAGGCGTTTCGTCCAGGTTGTGGACGATGTCAGCGCCGCAGTTCGGGTCATGGTCTATCGTGACCAGCCCATCCCATGCGAGCTTGCCGAAGCCCAGCTTCTTGATCCGACTGTTCCCGCAGCCGACCAGTAGCTCAGTCATACAACCCACTTCGTTGGACGGCGCGGTATCTGGATGCTTCCGATCTCGCGATGCCCCATTGCAAACATGCGGGCCGCATCAGCGTAGTGCGATGTCCAATCATGCAGCGGAGCGCGCTTGAACTCCTGCCGCTTGTCGTCCCATTCGCGGCGATACATGCGGAGGGCCTCAAGCCCTTCCTTGCACTTCTCGCGGTCAAACCAGCTTGTCGGGATAAGCATACGCAACGCCTGAATACCGTCTTCCACCGGCATCGCAGGAACTACCTTGATGTTACGGATGCCCAGCCCCCCAAGCACCTCGTAACGGCTCTTTCCGGTGCCCAACTCCCGGACTTCAACGTCATGCGGAAGGTAATGCGTGCCGTAGTTGTACGGGCGCTCCTTCAATTCCTTCGCATACCAATCAAGACCGACGCCCTCCCCCTTGAGAACGTCAATCCACCGTGTTTCGCGACCAACAATCTGTACGAACCAGATGACCGTGCTGTCAGCGACCCCCAAGTCCCAAGCCGTGTGGACTTCGAGCCTCGGGTCGTAAGGAACGCCGGTTATGCGGCCAGCTTCCTCAGCGTCGTTCAACTCGCGCCCGTAATAGGCACCGCGCACCGCAGCCTCAAAGCTGCATTCATATTCCTGAGCGTACTCATCATCGCTCATCATCTTGCGAGCGTCGGCAAGCTCTTTCTGGTCAAGCAGCCCGGTTTCTGACGCCCTCAGTGAGAGCCGAAACCAATCGTCGTCATCCTCCGCCGCCACCCACAGCTTGTGGAACGTGTTCTTGCCCTTCGGCGTGCCGATGAAGATCGCCCACCCCTTGCGATCCGATAGCGCCGGGCGAATGACCTGCGTCCATACGGTCGGGTCCATGTCCCCGAACTCGTCCAGCACCGCGCCGTCCAGATAGATGCCGCGAAGCCGATCGGGATTGTCGGCACCGTAGATGCGGATGCGAGCACCACCCGGCAACTCCACCCACAATTCGCTTTCGTTGATCTTGACGCCGGGAATGAATGCGCTGTCCTGCCTGAGGTAGGACCACGCAATATCCTTGGCCTGGTTCAACTGCGGCGCGATATAAGCAAAGCGCGGATTGGGCTTATCACATGCACATGCGCGGCGGATCAGTTCGTTGACACATGCCACAGTCTTGCCAGCGCGGCGATGAGCAACGGCAATGCCCCAGCGGGCTTTCCGCTTGTGAAGCGGCTTGAACTGATCCCGAGGCCGATAGGTCGCCTCAAGGACAACCTCAGTCATCTAGCCCCGGATATTTCACGACGCCGACTTTCACCTCGACATCGAGATTCCCGTCATACAAAACGGATTGCTGATCCGGTACGACTTTCTTGATAAGTCCGAGTGCTGCCGTAACCTGCGGGCCAGATAGTTCTATCTTGCCTTCTACAAAGTCGCTCAAACGGTTAATGAGCATACTGGCTTTGATTTTCTCTCGTGTGCGCTCAAGATGCGAGAGATGTTTACGTGCAGCCATATCGCCCTCTTTTTCCGCTGCCCGAAGGCTGGGCGGTTTCAGGCGTCCATCAATGTGAACGCGGGTTAGCAGCCCTTCTTGTTGGGCTTGGGTTTTTCGGTCTTCGGAGGCTTGGGAGGCTTGGGCTTCTTAGCCATGTTCATTTCGTCCCCCATGAATTAACCCGACGCTACAAGCTGCCCGTTCGCTGGGAGCGTCAGAACTACAGCGAGCGTCGGGACCGCGCCGTGACGCGGGTCTGGTTTACCGATCGGGATGATTTGGCGTGATTGGCCGATCCCTTGGCCGATCTCTTACCGAGCGGGAATAAGTAGTGGGCTAGGCCGACCGGGGAAGTCCCAATCCAAAACCTAGCCCACAACGACGGCACCCGCTACGCAGTGGCCGCCGACCATCCCGGCTGCAGAAGCAGAGCGGGAACCCAAAAGAAAAGCCCCACCGTTTCTGGCAGGGCGCAGATGTACCAATTATGGCCTCCATAGCACATTCCCGTTAAATGTGTCAAACCCTCACAATCTTCGCCACTGTGCAATCAAATCCCCGACGAACTGGACACACACAAGCGCGGCCTGTGTTGCCCGCCCATTGTCGTTAGCCCATCGGCTGCCAGCGGTTCCGCCCGGTTCATCCCAGCGGCATACCAGTTCGAATACCGCCCAATAGGGTGTGGGTATCATGCCCTTGAGCGCGTGAAGCTCGTCCAGTGCTTCCTGCTGCGCCCAGCCATTGCCACCGGGCATTCCTGGGATACGCAACAGATCGGCCACCAATGGCCGCGACGTCTCAGCCTTGTCCCACAGTTCCTCGCAATACTCGATTGCGCGGGCCTGTGTGTCTGTCAGCAGGTGAAGCGTTTTCCAGCGCTCAACCGTAGTGACGTGGCGATTGCGGACGAGGGTGGACTTGCCCTCCTTGGTCTTGGCGTCGTCACTCTCGCGGCGATAGTCACCGTGATTAGCTGCAAACCCGTTGACGGGCGGCTCTAGTTCGCGCGGCGGCTTCGGCTTGCGTGCTTTGCGTGCCATCAGTACCCACTCCCCTCCACCACAGTCTTGCTGAACAAGACGCGGACTTCGACAATGCCGCAATTTTCCCAGCAGACATGTGAGCGCTTCAAGTCGTCTACAGAGGGAAACACCAGGTTCCCGCCAGATGCCGCGCCGAGTTCGTATTCCCAATCGATTGCACACATGTATCCGGTGACTGAGCCATCAGGCCCGGCGTTCGTGGAATCCATGCCTACCCCCTCATCCTGTCGTATTCAGCCCATGCCTCGCAGGTAGGGCAGCCGGATTGATATTCCGGACAGCGTTCGCCCCAATAATCGATGATGGCGGCTTCAATCAGTGGCGTGCAATCACAAGGGCCTGCCGGATAAGCTGGCTCGTTGTGTACGGCGCAATCTGACTTGTGCCTAAAAGCCCCGGTCATTC